GATGCGTTCAGAATGCTAGGGTTAGTTGTCAATGAGCCGAAGAAACGGGTAGCGAAACCGACCTACAACGCACCACAGTCATGGATGGCCTAAATGGATATTGACCCAATAATTGACGAAGCAATTGACTTCCTCAAACTCTGCAATGACGCAGACACCATGAATCGCCAGGAAGGTCTGGAGGATTTGAAGTTTGTCAATGGCGACCAATGGCCCGTTGAACTGCAAAACTCCCGCAATCTTGAATCGCGCCCTGTCCTGACAATCAATAAACTAGACGGATACTGCCGCCAGGTCACCAATCAGCAGCGCCAGCAGCGTCCCCGCATTAAGGTTCACGCCACAAACAACGAAGCGGACGTAAAGACCGCCCAAGTGATTGAGGGAATGTGCCGCCACATTGAGGTCAATTCCAACGCGGACAACGCATACGACACCGCCTTTGACCACGCCGTTCGAATGGGTTGGGGCTTTTGGCGCGTAACCACAAATTACGTCAAAGAGGATTCGTTCGACCAAGAAATCTACATCGACGCGATTCCCAACCCATTCACCGTCTACTTTGACCCTAATTCTGAGCGTGTAGACGGTTCAGACGCAGAGCGTTGCTTAATCACCACAATGATGAGCAAGGAAAAGTTCCGCAAGTTGTACCCCGACAATGATGATGGAACGTCTTTTACCCAGCGTGGAACGGGAGATAGCCAGTCGGAATGGATTACCAAAGAGGATATTCGCCTTGCCGAGTATTTCTACGTCCACCGCGAATCTGCTACCTTGTACCAACTGAGCAATGGAACGTCCACGTTTGCTGAGGGTAAAGATTTCCGCGCCCGTCTTGAGGCGGCAGGCATTCAAATCATCGGTGAGCGCAAATCTTACAAGCGGACAATCAAGTGGAAAAAGCTGACCGCCGTTGAGGTGATTGAAGAACGTGATTGGCCTGGTCAATACATTCCTGTCGTGCCTGTTTACGGTCGCCACGTTGTCATTGGAGACAAACGCCACAAGTTCGGCATGGTTCGCCACGCTAAAGATGCACAACGCATGTACAACTTCTGGCAGACCACCATTACGGAATCTGTCGCATTGGCTCCAAAGGCCAAGTGGGTAATGGCAGAAGGCCAAGATGAGGGCCACGAAAGCGAATGGGCAGCGGCTAACGTCAAGTCATTCCCTCTGCTGCGCTACAAGCAAACCGACATTGACGGTCAGCCTGCGCCTCCTCCTCAGCGCCTCCAACCCGAGCCGCCGCCGTCTGGTGTCATGGCAGCAGCCGCAGGGATAAACACCGATATTGCTACCCTGATGGGCATTTACGACCCGTCCCAGCAATTGCCAGGCAATATATCTGGCAAGGCGCTAAATGGGCAGCAGCAACAAGTTGACCTGACCAATTTCGACTTTTACGACAACCTTACAAAGTCAATTGCTCAGACCGGCAAGATCATTCTTGACCTTATTCCGCATATTTATGACTCCCAGCGGGTCATGCGGATCATTGGTGATGACGGTAAACCTGACTTAGTGCAGATTAACCAGCCCACACAGGATGAGCAAGGCGTTTACAAAGTGATGCACGACATGACTGTTGGGCAGTATGATGTGGTAATGGATACCGGCCCAGGCTTCAATTCCAAGCGCCAAGCGGCAGTCGAGGCCATGATGCCACTGGTGAACGGCAACCCCGAACTGTTCAAAGTTGCGGGCGACTTGGTGTTCCGAAACATGGATTTCCCTGGCGCAGAGGTCATCGCAGACCGTCTTGCCGCCGCCAATCCCATGTCGCAAATTGACGATAAATCACCTGTGCCGCCCCAAGTCCAGATGCAACTCAAGGCAAATCAGGCTCAAATGCAGCAGATGCAGCAGCAGCTACAACAAATGCAAATGGTCATCAAGCAGCGCCAGGACATCGAACAGGTCAAGCAGGATGCCGAGACCAAGCGCGTGTTGATTAAAGAAACCAACCGCGCCCACGATATTGAACTGAAAAACGCCGAGCGCCATAAGGAAATGGAACTCAAGGTCGAGACCACGGCCCACGATACTGTGCTGAAAACCCAAACCCAACTGGAAATTGAACGTATGAAGGGTGAAATTGCCCTCATGTTGGCCCATTTGGATAAGGCATCGGCCCACGCAGCGTCCTTGGAAACAACCGAGCGCGCTATATAGAATTGTGGTATAAACCACACAACCTTACCAGTTAGGTTTTAACTGGGTAAAAATCTTGAGGAAACTCATGTCAAGTGAAAAAGAAGCCGGTCAAGTTTTGACTAGCGAGAATGCAGCGGAATTTTATGCTCAGAAAATGAATTTAGCCGATCAAAGTTCTGGCGAGGCTGAAGTTGAGAATACTCCTTCAGAGCCGTCAGATAACGATGATGGGAGTGAATCAGGAGCAGAAAAGGAAGCGAAACCGACAGAGGAACGGAAACAGAATCCGAAACTCGAAAAGCGGTTTTCAGAGATAACCAAGCAGCGCGAACAGGCCCGTCAAGAAGCGGCGCAGGAACGTGAAGCAAGGCAAAAGCTGGAAGCTGAGTTAGCGGCTTTTAAGCAGCAGCAACAGCCCCAACAGGCTAAAGCAGTTGACGAAAAGCCTCAACCGAGCCAATTTACGGATGCTTTTGAATATGCAGAGGCATTAGCAGATTGGTCGGCTGAGCAGGCATTGGTTAGGCGAGATAAGGAAGATTTGGAGCGCAGGGCAGACGAAGCGCGGCAGAAAGTAATTTCTACTTGGGCGCAGAAGGTTGCAGCAGCGAAGGCCGATATTCCCGATTTTGATGACATGGTGGCCTCAAGTGGTGTTGCGGTAAGCGACCCCATTCGTGATGCCATTTTGGAGAGTGACGTAGGCCCACAAATCCTGTATCACTTAGCCAAAGAGGACGATCTTGCACAAAAGATAGCCTCAATGTCGCCATTTGCCGCGCTACGCGAGATTGGTAAGTTGGAAGCAAGGTTTGAGAAGCAAACTGAAACCAAGCCTAGTAATCCTGTCGGCAAGAGTAAAGCACCACCACCGATCAGCCCGATTCGGAATGCTGGAAGCGCTAAAGACGTTGAAATTGGCTCAGACGGTCAGTTTCATGGAAGTTATCAAGCGTGGAAAGCGGCCCGTAAAGCTGGTCGAATTCGATAGTTTTTATTTTTTAAGGAAAAATCATGGCAAACAATTTGCTAACTATTTCCAAGATCACCAACGAAGCGTTGATGGTTTTGGAGAATGAACTTACGTTCACAAGCGAAGTAGATCGCAACTATGACGACCAATTTGCAGTCGTAGGCGCGAAAATCGGCAATACCGTAAATGTAAGAAAACCAGGTAGGTTCATAGGAACAACTGGCCCCGCCTTGAACGTTGAAGATTTCAACGAAACAAGCGTGCCTGTTACCCTGTCGACTCAGTTCCACGTTGATACCCAGTTCACTACTCAGGACTTGGCTCTGTCGCTAGATATGTTCTCTGACCGCGTGTTGAAACCCGCTGTTGCTGCAATCGCCAATAAGATTGACCGCGATGGTATGGTTATGGCTAACCTGAACACTGCCAACATCGTTGGTACTGCCGGTACGCCCCCCACAGGTCTGATTACTTATCTGACCGCTGGTGCTTATCTAGACAGCGAGGGTGCACCCCGTGACGGTCGCCGTTCGGTCATCATTGAGCCGTTCACCTCTGCAACTATCGTTGACAGCCTCAAGGGTCTTTTCGTGCCCCAAGAAGCTATTGGCGAGCAGTATCGCAAAGGCCTGATGGGTCGTGATTCCGCTGGCGTGAACTGGAAACTTGACCAGAACGTTGTGAGCCAAACTTTCGGTTCGTGGTCTGCTAACACCATTGCAGTCAACGTGACCACAGCCACTGGCTTCCTGACTTCCGGCTGGGCTTCTAGCAGCACTTTGTCGATGACCGCCTCGGCTGCCTCGACTCTGAATGCTGGCGATACTTTCACCATTCCTGGTGTGTTCGCTGTTAACCCCCAAAACCGTCAATCGTATGGCAAGCTGCGTAATTTCGTAGTTCTGTCCACCACGACAGTCGGAACTGGTGCTACCAGCGTTCAAGTGTCGCCCGCAGTTATCACTGCTGGTCAATTCCAAAACGTAAGCGTGACTTCTAGCGGTTCGCAAAACATTACGGCGTTTAACAACACCGGCGTGGCTTCCCCGCAAAATATCATGATGCACCGCAATGCCTTCACCTTGGCAGTCGCGGACTTGGAATTGCCTGATGGCGTTCACTTTGCCGGTCGTGCAAGCGACAAGGAAATCGGTCTGTCTATGCGTGTTGTGCGTCAGTACACCATCAACAACGACTCGATTCCTACGCGTCTTGATGTCCTTTATGGCTGGGCTCCACTCTATCCCGAGTTGGCCTGCCGTATCGCGGCCTAATTGATAGGGGGGGGAGAAATCCTCCCCGTTCATTAACTTTATTTAAGGAAACTTATCATGGCAAATCCAGGCCCAGCAACGACAGTATCGTCGCATCCCCAAGGCATCACCACTACTCAGGCTCTGCGTCTGTTGACTGTGTACAAAGGTGTATCCGTTACCGCAGTTGGCGAAACAGTAATGCCTATCATCAATAGCACTAGCTATTCGGTGAAAGATATTGTTATCACCAATGCCAACAATGCAGGCACATCTATTGATGCTTCTGCAACGGTGTTTACCTTGTATACCGGCTCTGCTGGTGCTGGTACAGGCATCAAGACCACCACAACCTTGACTTCTAATACAAGCGCAAGCGTTGTGAATGATCTGTCGCCTACTACCACCGCCGCACAAACGGCTCAAAACTTGTATTTCCGCGTGACTACTGCTTC